TGAGCTTGTCCCTTATGATTCAACTTCTGGATCTGAAACTCTTCACGTTACTGTTGATAACGAAGGGGTTGAGTATCTCAACGTTCCAAATCGGGCTAACGGTCGCAAGAGTTTCTGGGAAGCTGTCAACGAAGTGCCTGAAGTGGCTACTGCAATGAACGCTATCATCGCTGCTGTAGAACCTCTTAAGACTTGGGCGGAAACCGCTCCAGTTGTTGAGGAGCCAGTTGATCCAGAGGCGTAAAAAAAATAAAAATTTCGTTGAAAATGTTGTCAATATTCATATTATTAGACAACTATGAACGAAATTAAAATTTCTCTACAGGAAAACGAAGTTAACGCACTTCTTCAACTTATTGATGCGGCAATCAAGGCTCAGGGTCTTCAGGTAGCTGAAGCTGGGTCTTTTTTGGCGACTAAAATTAGCGAGCAAGCTAAATCGCAAATTTCTCCCCCAGAGGAGGAAGAAGCTCCAACTGAAGAAGGCTAAACATGCGTTTCTCAGGAAAAAGTCAAATCGTCAAAGATATCCAATCGGAATTAGAAATTACCGTTGATGGTATTGATGGCGTTCAAACATGGTCAGCTATTGTAGCTGGTCTTCTCAAAGATAAAGAAGAAAAGGAACTAATCCAGTATGTGCAGAGAATCCTTCAAGTTGAGGATGATGGCATTGATGGGCCAGTTACTTGGAAAACTTTAAAATCTTTGCTGGTTGAAGATGACTTTGTAACCCCTTCCACCTACCAACACGAATCTGAGGATAGTGTAGAAGAGCTACTTTCCCCAAATGCTCTTAAGCTAGTCTTGGATTATGAAGTTGGGGGTGGTGAGGGTTATTACAATAGGTATCTTAAGCGTCCCTGTTGGCCAAAAGGTGCTAGCGGTGTGACTATTGGTGTTGGTTATGATTTGGGATATAATTCCACGACTCAGTTCCAAGAAGATTGGGGTGGGATAATTAATGATTCTGATTTTAATCGACTGCGTAAGTGTCTAGGTTTTAAAGGCAGCGTAGCTAACTCAAAACTTTCTAGTGTTCGGGATATTGAGATCCCTTGGGACTCTGCTTTAAATGTATTTAAAAAAAATACTATTCCTCGATTTATCAAGCTCACACTGAAAGCGTTCCCGGGTGCAGATAAGATGCATCCAGATGCTTTCGGGGCTTTAGTTAGCATTGTGTTTAATCGCGGTAGCTCCTTAAAAGGTTCTCGTCGAGCTGAAATGGCTCGCATTCGTGATCTCGTACCAAGCAAAAATTATTCAGCTATTGCTCAGGAGATCCGCAACATGAAGCGGATTTGGAAGGGTAAAGGTTTGGATGGCCTCCTTCGCAGGAGGGATAAAGAAGCGTCTTTGGTAGACTCTTGTGCATAATTGGTTCGTTCGTTAAAAAATGCATTGACAGCCCTGCCATACTACGTTATGGTGGGGCTGTTATCTTAATATGAGTCAGGAAATCATAAATATTTCAGTCAGCAAATCAGACATATTTAATTATGTTGTTGGTAAAGCTTCTTACGATCCTATTGAGAAGTGTATTGACCCAACCATGTATGAAACATATGCTGATTTTATTTTGCGCCACGATGGAGATCAACGAGAATACATCTACCAGAATAAAGATTACGAATATTTTTATAAAGAAATGACAAAACTTAAAAAATTGTGCAAAGATATGAGTAGGGGTGAGATAGTTCGCATCTGTGAAGAGTTAGAAGAAGTATCACCCAAAACAATTAACTTATGAGACCTTTTGAAGAAAATTTTGCTAAAATGTTAGCTAGAGAATCTATGAACTACGAAGAACTAGAAAAGTTAGTCCTCGACTGGGGAAAAAATAAAGGCATTCTTGACTCCTCAACTCCGCTTCGTCAATTAGCGAAGACTCAGGAAGAGTTGGACGAAACAAAAATGGCTATTACTAAATTCATGTGCGCTGTTGATCATGTGCTTTTGGATGGTGTTGAGGATAAGGATGAAGCAATTAAAAGAGCTTTAGAAGAAGTGATTGATGGTGCTGGCGACATGCTTGTTACAATTATTTTGTTTATAGCATTGGCTAATCAGTTAACTAAGACTTACATTAATAAAGAAATTGATTCTACATCTTGTTTACAGGCAGCTTATGATGAGATCAAAGGTCGTACAGGTAAAATGGTAGATGGACTATTTGTAAAAGATAATTAAATGAAAAAAACAAATACTTACGAGGCAAAAAAGAAGATCAGGCGTAAAGGCGTTCATGCTAAAAGCAAGACTTCCAAAATAAAAACCTCCAAAAACTACAAAAAACCCTATAACGGCCAAGGACGATGAGTGAAATTGAAGTAATCAGAGGTGCTGAAGAGCATTGGTATGAAATTAGGTGGAATGCTGTTGTTGAATACAAAGAGAATAAGTATGTCATCGCAGTAGAAGAAAACCCAAAATGGGGTAATCGTTATTTGTACCACTACGACAACACAAAAAGGTGTGATATGGGTGATGAAGTTGATAATGATGACCTTTATGAAGCGATTATTGAAAGACTTTCTGAAGAAGGTTCACTGACACAAGATCAATTGTGTGAAGGTGAATGTTTCTTTGAGGACGAAGAAGAATAGTAAATTAAGGAAAAATTTGATTTTTGGCGGTTTTTGGTGTATATATATAATAGAAACAATTAATTGTTATGGATATTATTACATCATTCGTCGAAGGACAAGCTTGGTTTAACTGGGCAACTGCCGTTATCGCTGCCGCTAGTGCCTTTGCAGCATCCACCCCCACTCCTAAAGAGGGATCTATCCTTGCTAAAGTATACAAGGTGATCGACTTTCTGAGTGTCAATGTTGGTAAAGCTAAAGACAAAGGTGATAGCTGAGGTAATGGCTCTTGTTGATTAAGTTTTAATTAACTATAGGAGGCCCAGTTCGTTGGGCCTCCTTTTATTTTAATAATATATAATTAAATATGGCTAAGACTCCAGACCTTTTTATCAGAGAGCCTATAGAAGAATCAATTAGTGATAATAATTTATTTATTCGTTTAGAGTATTCTTCCACGCGATATTACTTAGATGATTGCTACAAGAATCTCCATAGAGACAGTGGTCCAGCAGTCATTTATAATAATGAGTGTATAGAATATTGGAGGCAAGGTAAACTACACAATATTTTTGGCCCAGCTATCCAGACAGCCTCTGGTAAAAAAATTTATTATTTATATGGGCGTAGGCTCACTTACGAGAAGTGGATGGAGGTTAAGAAGAAATATTTTCTTGACAAAATTAGGTTAAATAGTGTAATAAACAACCATGAAGATAACGGGGAACCAAAAAGTAGAAATTGAAATCTCAGAAAGCCAAAGGCATTTGATTGCTGTGGATTATATCTCAGAGGTCTTTGACTGGGATTCTGATTATTTTATTGAAGATGGTTGGGTTATCAAGAGGGAGATAGCCCACACTTCACACAGCTTCGAAATGAACAATAGAGTTAGACAAGCAACAAAAGGAGATCAATGCTTGTACGACATCTTTAAAACCTTAAAGAAACAGGTTTTTTAACCATTGAAGACTGAACCGTCTCCAGTATAACGTAACCCAGCATCATAAGGAGATATATAAAGTGATTCATCTTGACCTAAATCTCTGATTTTCTTGTTGAATTCTCTGGTAATGTGGTCATTCAACTCACTCACAGTGTAGTCATTATAAAAACCAGTTACTTCTGCCCTATAGCCAGTCCAAGTTCCTGATGCAGTAGAGAAGTCTGAATGTATTTCTGATTGAGTTATTCGTGGCATGTCTTATTTTCCTTTAGCTTTTTTGATTTGATCTGAGGTGGGCGCACCTTTTTCGCCTTTTTTTCTCATCTTTTCGCCAGAACCTCGCTTGATGCGCTCCCTTTTCTTTCGGATATTCTCCCAAAGGCTACTGTCAGACTTTTCTTTTTCTTTTAAGATCTCATCATGGCGCTTCATGAAAGTCTTATGATCTGGCCCAGCCATATATAAAGTCTTACCATCTTTTGTTTCATGTGGGTGGATACCTTTGAGGCCCATCTTTTTAGCATCTTCCAGAGCTTCCTCTTTTGTTTTGAAGTAATGTTTCATTACGCTGGGGGCAGCGTTAGAGAAAAATAAAATCTTATCTTCGTCTCCAAGAACCGCAGAAGCTTTGCTTTCAGCGTCTTCGAATTGAGAAGAACAGACAGCGGCTCTTTGTTTAATATCTTTGAACTCATCTTTAGCGTTGAGATCAATCATACAACGGCTCATGAATTTAGATCTTTTTTCTCCGTTTTTTGGCGTTGGTAATGGCATATTGTTAATTACACGTAAAATGATTTATTTTTTCACTTTTTTAAGTGTTGGTGGTCTAAAACCCAAGGTAAAACTAGGTTTTCTACACATCTAACATAAGCTTCTTCATCATTTTGTTCCATAAAAGCGACCCCAGACATTTCGAATATCATGTGTGTGACTTCATGAACGAGTGTCCACCAGTGTACTTCTGGGTTTTCTAAACAATTGGTGCTTAGATAAATTTCTTTTTGATCAGTGAAGCATTCTCCCCAATCTTCCATATCCGTGTAAATTATTTTAATCTTTTTGCCCAGAACGTTTACGGAAGAAAGCTTCTTCATACCTATGATTACACTTAGTTCTTGACATTTTTGAGATTTTAATTAATATAAAAATATGACTGTTGAAGAAGAGTTTGCGTTAATTAAGAAAGCTAAAGAATCTGTAGCTGAGATTGATTTTAAAAAACAAAAGATTTTTGAGGATTTACTCAAAGAGATTGAGCCTTCTGGTAGGTTGGAAAGCTCAATGTGGGATTATGTGATGGCTGGGATAAACTGCTACCAATACGAAATAGAGCCTCTCTTAAAAAATAGGAGAAAAACCCTTGACGATGAGGTGGTGGATGATACCCTGAAGGGGTTATGAACATATTCTGCCTTGATAAAGACCCTGAAATTGCGGCGCAACAGCATTGCGACAAGCATTGCGTCAAGATGATCCTTGAGTGTAATCAGCTTTTATGCACCACCTTTTGGATGCAGGACATAGAAGCTCCATATCGTAAAACTCATTACAATCACCCATCTGCAATTTGGGCTAGAGAGTCCCGTGGTAATTTTGAATGGCTTGTCCAACATGCAGCGGGGCTACTTAAAGAGTATACTAGTAGATATGGGAAGCGCCACAAAAGTACTGACACTTTCATTTGGATTCTAGAGAACAAGCATCGCTTACATTTCGACAAGCAGGAGCAGACGGAATTTGCTGTGGCTATCGCTCAAGACCAAAAATGTCGTCAGCTTGCAAATTTCGATAAGCTTCCTGTTGTAGAGAAGTATCGACAGTATTACAACCACGATAAATCTTACATGGCTAAGTGGCAATATAGTAAAACCCCAGAATGGTATGCCCCAGCATAAAGTAGCTTTTTTAAATTTAAGTTTAGACTCTTTCAATCACAAGAGTATTTGGAGATCTTTCTTTGAGGGAGGGAATAAAGACGACTTCAACCTTTACATTCATTCAAAAAATGAGAAGTGTAAGGTGTTCAAAGATTATTTCATTGAGAATAAAGTTCCTACCAATTGGGGGCATTTTTCATTAGTTGAAGCGACTATTGAGTTGATGAAAGCTGCTTTGAAAGATGAGCAGAATGAATACTTTTCTTTGATTAGTGATTCTCATTTGCCGTTATATAGTCTTAATGACACGGTCAAGCTGATTAAAGATCGTTATACAACGCTAACTTTCTCAAAGCATTTTAGTTTTCACACCAAAGTTAAGAGCCAATTGACTTTTAGGGAGGGAATTAAAGGTTTTAAATTTGACGAATACAATGCTGTATGTCAGTTCTTTAGCTTCAGGAGAGAGGATGCAATCAAGTTTGTAGAAACATTTGATCATTGGTCTCAATACTTTGTGAAGAATAAGGTTATCTTTGCTGATGAGTTTTATTTTTGGGGTATTGCAAAAGAACTTGGAATGAATTTTAATATGGGTCAAGCGACGACTTATTCTGATTGGAGTATAAGGAAAATGCCTGATGGAAAGATAGACAGAAACCCAAAAGTGTTTAATACTTTTAATTCTTATGCGCTTCAGAAGATGAGGAGCGAGGGATTCTTGTATGTCAGAAAGGCTATGCCTAAAACTTTAGTCACAACAAAATTATTTTAGTTTAAAAAAATGAAAAACACAGTAGAATTACTTGGATACTAAATTCATTTTAGTGTAAATACTATTATGAAGAAATGCGGTATTTACATGATAACAAATCCAAACAAAAGAATTTATATTGGATTATCGACTGATATAGAGTCACGTTGGAGAACATACAAGCACCTTTGTAATTTTAAAACGCAAAAATTACTATATAGATCAATGAAAAAATATGGTTATGATGCACATAATTTTGAAATCTTAGAAGAATGCAATGTAGATTCACTTTCTGATAGAGAAATTTTTTGGATACAAAATAAAAAAAGTTATTTCTATGAAAATAAAAAAATAGGTTTGAATTTAACAAAAGGTGGTGATTACCCACCAAAACAAACAAAGCCAAAAACTAAAGAGCATAGAGAAAAAATTTCACAAGCAAACAAAGGCAGAAAACATAGTAAGGAAACAATTGAAAAAATTAAAAAAGCTAGAGCAAAACAAATTTTCTCAAAAGAGTCTATTGAAAAAAGAGCTAAAAAACTGAAAGGTAGAGTTAGTAAATTAAAAGGCAGAAAGCGCCCCAATATTAGTGAGAAATTAAAAGGTAGAAAAACAGCAGTATCAATAAAATGTATCTTGACAAACATGAAAACAGGAGAAATAATCAAAGCAGATTCAATAATGGATTTATGTAAAATGAGCGGGATAAGCCGTTCCTCATTATCCAAAATGAAAAAAGGTCAGCATCCAAAAAAATACAAACATTTTAAGTATGAAGAATGTCGTTAGCTTAATAGGGTATTATGGTTCAGATGAAGTCATTGCTTGCAGTGCATGGACTTCAACAAGTAGAGAATTAGATGAAAAGAAGCGAAAGAGAATTCCGAAGCTCATCGACATGCTTTGGAGCGAGGGACACGAAACACCCTTTGAGAAGGGTAGCGTCCACTTTCTTGTGGATTGCGATATCGCCTCTCATATTCATCTACTTAAGCATAGAATATCTTCTCTCAACGCTGAGAGCGCGAGGTACAAAGAACTTAAAGAGGATAAGATGTTTATTCCTCAAGATTGGCCAGAGGCATGGCAGAATGAATTGATGCTGTATGCTGCTCATGGCAATAAGCTTTATCATGAATGCATAGAGGCTCTCGAGTCTAGATTAGGACGGAAACGCGCAAAAGAATCCGCTCGTTTCTTCAAGACTTACAATAGTCGTATTCAAGCTGATGTTCAATTCAACATGAGGTCGTTTGCGAACTTCCTTAAACTCAGGAATAGCGAACACGCTCAGAAAGAAATCAGAGAAATTGCTCAGAATATGCTTGACCTAGTTAAGAATATAGAAGACAATCCTTTCAGACACACCTTAAATAGTTGGGGTTATTAACTAATATACTGTGATGAGGAAAAACAGAAGAACATTAAAAGGCAAGCTAAAAGACTTGGCCTCAAAAACAAAAAGAATTATCTTTGGTAAGGAATCAAATCTTGATATTGATAAGATCCTAAACCCTCCAAGCTGGAGAGAAAGACAGGTTCAGAATCAAAAGATCGAAGAGGATTTTGAAAAAAACCTCAAGGCGAAAGGTAAAGAAGCCCATTGGTCTGATAAGTATGATAAAGATTTTAAGAAAATGGAAAAAGAAGTAGTAAGGGTAAGAGAAAATGGATAAAAATGAATTAGCTTGCACTTTAGTTGTTATTTTTGTTTTTGTTATCTTGAGTTATTTGGGATTCTTTGATAAGTTCTTTGAAATGTTTAAAATGCTTTAAGTAACGCCAAATGAATACAGAAGAAACAACTACCGCCGCCGAAGTCCCAACAGTAGAGGCTCGCATGGGTTACTACAAGGACGCGAAGACTGGAGAATGGAGGGAGAATGGAATAGGGATGGGTTGGTGCCGTCAGTGTGGTGCCAAGATCAGATTTTGTAAGTGTAGTGAGAACGCTAAAGCTGATAAATCGAAATGAGTGCAACGAATAAAT